TAGCAGCCTCTGTAGCTGTGGTGGATAAACCTTGACCGATATTAGCTAACTGTTGAGGAGATTGTCCTAGTGCGAACATACCCTTGCGAGCAGCTTCCGCTCTATTTAGATAGTCAGTAATATCTGATTGTACACCTGTCCTAGCACCAGCTAAGGCTGCTTGTCTATTAGCTAAGTTCATCTTATCAATCTCACTTAAGGCACCTACACCTAACGTAGAACCTACACCTAAACCTTTAGCGTGTTGTTTACGCAAACCTTGCTGAACAGCTGAAGCTTCACCTAACTTTAAAGACTCTAAATCCTTAGAGTATCTACGTTGAGCTGCTGCTTCTGGGTCCATCATTAAAGGCTCTGCTAAAGCTCTTTGTCTATAGATGTCCGATAAGTAGTTCTGGAATAGACCTTGTTGTTGTGGAGCTAAACCTAACTCATAAGTCCCTGTAACAGGGTTCCATCGAGCTTGACCCATAGGGTCATATACATTCTTAGGTATAGCTGCCTTTTCTAAAGATTCTTTACTTGTCTTAGCAGCTGCCTCTGTAGCTTTTGATTGCTTACTAGCACCTAGATAAGATAAACCTGCTCCGATTAATGCACCCCAACTCATAATACTTTCTCCTTAATTAATTTCATATCTACCAATCACCCCAATCACTCATAGCTGCGGCATCGCCTGCATCATCAGCACTGTAGCTCTCACCACTTGAGTCATTAGAACCCCAACCAGAAGATGAGCTACCATAGTCATTATCTGAAGAAGAGCTTGAAGGGCTTTCTACACCTACGTCAGAACCACCTACACCAATACCTTCATAGGTATCGTAACTGTAAGGACCTACATCAGTAGTACCAGCAGGTTCTACACTTTCAGTATAGTTATCCCAGTAGTCATTACCAGTAGCTGCTTGTTGGTTTAGATTTGTAGGTGTGTTATCAAACAGACTATTAACCCAGTCACCTAAGCCGCCAAACATACCTGTACCTGTGTTTGTATCATCACCGTATTGACTACCTAAATAACCCCCAAGAAGCATACCTGGAACGCCTAAAATCATACCACCTAGTTGAGAGCCTATCATAGAGTTTGTGTTGAAACTGTCACCTAGCCAATCTAAGTTCCAAGCACTTGGGTCAAACTCTGATACAGGACCAGTAGGCTCTTGCCAATCACTATCCCCACCGTCAGTAGGTTGTTGTAGCTGAGGCTGAGGCTGTACTTGAGGCTGAGTGGGATATGACGGTACTTGCATCTGACCTTGCTGCCACCAAGGAACTAAAGGGTTGTACTGTCCTATAAAGTTCTGATTAAAACCCTCTTGATTAGTATAACCCTGCTGTGGATTAAAACCAGTAACAGCGTTAGGCGCACCCCAGTTAGTCTGTGGTTGAGAATACTGATTAGGCATCTGTCCAAACTGTTGGTAAGGATTAAGATTCATACTCGATGAGAGAGAACCTGCCCCTGGTTTAAACGCTTGTGTTCTACCTACAGAAGGACTGTTATAAGCGTTAGCTAAGTTCCAGTCATTAGTAAAGAATCCCATAGTCTATTCCTACGTTAAGTTCTGTGTAATATTACAGTACATCTTAGTACCATCTGATACACATCTAATTAAATCAACCTTACCACTACCTGAAGTAACAGTAGGGTTATTACCACCTACAAAGCTAAAGTCTCCTGAGAATGTAACATCATAAGCACCTGTGTTCTTAATTAAGAAAGTAGCTTCAACACCTGATGTCATGTTAGATACATCTAGTTGATAATTACCTTGTACAGACACAATGAATAATTGAGAGTTAAGTAAGTTAGCTGTTTGACCTGAAGACAATGTAATAGCTTCTGAAGATGTAGTATGAGCTTTAGTAAATGTTTGTGGAGTATCTAAGGTAACTACCGTTTCACCACCTACAGTAGCTGTAGTAGCCGTCAAGAGATTACAAGTAAAGTTCTCACTTGCATCACCATTAACATCTGCTTTAGAATTAATTGCTGTTCTTACCGCTGAGAACTCTGTATTGAAGTCATCTCCTGATATTACCTTACCAGGGTCTGTATCTGATAAAGCATCTTTACCTGACCAGCCTACCGCTATTGTGTAATTACTCATAATGTCTTTCCTTGTTTAAATAATAATGATAATGATTGTAATGAAGCCTTATAACCACTAGTTACAGCATCCATCTCTAATCTAAGATACTTAGCACTCCCTGCCAAAGGTATTGAATGTTCTTTTAATCCGTGAATAGGCGCATACTTATAACTAGTCCATGCCGCTGGTGAAGCAGATGAAGGATACTTAGAAGCACCCCATAATGAAGGAGAGCCTGATAAGGCAGGATTAAGTTTAAAGGTCGGAGATAACTTAGGTGTTAATTCAAAGTCTTTATATAACCTAACACCTACATCTGTACCTTGACCTCCTGATACTACCATCACTAATCTCTTTAAGATAGATGCTAAAACACCCTGTCCCAAGTCAATCCAAACAGTAGAGAATCCTGAGGTATAAGGGTTATAAGTATATACACTCGAACCACTATAATCTACATCATAATAACCTTCATAAGTAGCTACTCTACCTGATTGCTGTCCAACTAATAAACCATAAGTTTCTGAATAGTATAAGCTAGCTGGATTTCTATCATTAGTAAAAGACCACTTACTGATACGAGGTGTCTTACGCTCTGTATTAAAGTGAATATCAAAGACATAAGTAACATTCTTATCTACAAAAGAGATAAGATATAAACCTTCATCTAGCATATAAGCTGACTTAACATTAGTTGAGGCTTTAATATTAGCAATCAACTCATCTTTAATAGTCGGTGACTTCTCAGTCAAAGGTAGTTTATCTAACTGAGCTGTACGATATAGAGACCTTACACCAGTATCAGATAAGAAGTATAAGTCATCAGCAATAGCTTGTATTGAATCTCTTGATACACAACCAATACCTCTAATTACTTCATCTAACGCTAGGTTAGTAATATCATCAGCACCGTCATATAAGATAATGTTCTCTTTACCAAAGATAGCTAACTTACCAGCGAAAGCATGAATAGCTACTATCTCATCACTACCCCATACTGATTTAAGATCAATATAACCAGCGTCACCAGTATTCCATTTATGAGAATTTAATAAGTCAGAGTAATATAAGACATCATTCTCTTCAGAGATACCGCCAGCCCATACTCTACCATAGTAACCTAAGCCACAGCTAGGGTCAAAGGTCGTAACACCAGTAGGCGCTATATAGCCAGAAGCCGCCTCTAACAATCCCCAAGTAGAAGATTGATAATGTAGTGGTTTATTACCTGCTTGAAATCCCAATAATTCGTTATTGAAGTTCTGCCATTGCCAATCTGATGTAGTTACACCAGCTGGGGAATAACTATTAATGAAAGCATTATCTTTATCTGATAAGTCTAGTTCATAAACCTTACCACCTGTTGTACAGAAATGCTTAGTTGTAGTACCATCATAGTGTTCTACAATAGAACCAATCTTAGCAGACCCAGTAATCTGGAGTGTGCCTTGTTTCAAACCTTTACGGAAGGTAACTTTACCACCTTCTGTATATACAATATTATCAGCCTTAGTAAACCAGTTAGGTCCTAATGCCGTAGCATTGGTTTGAGTATCTAAACCGTTAATACCAATAGTATCTAAAGGTATCGCTTGGATTGTTTTAGCTTCAGTTGACATGCCAGTCTCTCTCATACTCCATATTAGAGGAATCTAACTGTACAGCCATTACCAAAGCGTCTCTAGCTTCAGCAGCGACAACACTTGAGATTGTACCACCGTCTTCACCTCTCTCAGCTACAGCCCTAGCCCAAGCACCTAATACAACAGGTTGACTAGGGGTTCTTAATACTTGAGATGCTGTCTTTAATTCCTTCTGCGCCCCTACAAGGTTAACAGAGATAGTCTGTACAGCTTCAGGTACAGGGTAAAAGTCAATATTAAAGTCTGGCTCTCTACCAACACCAGCTTGAGATATACCGTTAAAGGCATAATTTAAAGGCTCTCCTGATTGAATATTAGAAATAGGGAATACCTTTTCATTAAGCCAAGCTGAAGGTACTTGAGTTAGTACAGTACCTGTAGTCTGATTAATAACATCAAGAACCTTAAAGGTAACACCAGCACCTCTAGTAGCATCACCTAGAGTGTATTGCATATTACCTGCTTTAGTCTTAATATTGAATGACTCACGTAACGCTTGCCAATCATGGTAAGACTCTACATTCTTCTTAGAATCGTTTACTAACTCACCAATTAACTTCTGGTAGTCAGTTACAGTGTTAGAGTCGTACAAGTTACCAGACCAGTCAGAGTCGATAGTATCTTCTCTAAGTCTGCGTAGTACACTATTGATTAGTTCTCTATATGTCATATCTTCTCCAGTTATAAACTACTGTGTTATCTCAGAAGGCAACAGTTAGTAGCATTATAATACAATTTATTCAGTTAAATCAATTACTTATGTTATTTAACATCACACACACAAACACAAGGTTGCTTTGGTATGTCTTGGGCAGGAAACATCATCTGACTTCCTGCGGTCATCATTTGTTGTGGCATATTAAAGAAAGCATAAGTACCTAACGACACAACCATAGCACTCATTAATACTAATC